CTCTCGCAACTGGATTTCGGCTTTACACAGTTTGGGCATAATGTTTGGGAATTGTGCCTAAAGACCAAGTGCTTTTAGGTCATCCTCATCAAGTCCAAGAGTCTGAAGTTTGGCTAGTGCTGACGATCGCTTGGCTTCTTTGGCTGCAATTACTCCAGCGAGCCAAGAATCATATTGCTCAAATCCTGTTTCAAATTGCGCCTTAGTTATTGGTTCGCAACTGACAAATTCAATTCCTTCATAATCCTCACCGCGTAAAACATAACCGCCGTCTGGAATAAGAAAACCTAAAACCTCTGATGCGGTTGCCATTTATGCTCCTATTTCTAACAATGTGATTGTTGATGGCGCGGTGCTTGGTTGGAAAATAATGCTTGCGCTGTTAGTAGTTTTTTCAATTTGCGCTTGTAATTTGTATGTCGTTGAAGAAGTAGTTGCTGGCGAATCCAAATAAACAATTGAGTTTTGATTTGTAAGAGCGACATAAGTTGCCCCCGTTGCTTCGATGCCTACAAATCTTGATGAAGAAGATGGAAACCAATCAGCAATCTTAGTCGCACCGCGCATTAATTGGGCTCCTGCAAAAATATCGGTGTTAGTTCTTTTGATATTTATAGCCGCACTAATTAAAACAAGAATTTTGGAATTAGAAGCGGTAGGAGTTATGGTTGCGGTAATTCCTGTATCTGCCATAGTATCGGTCGTAATAGTGGTAGCGGTAGTTGAGGTCGCGCTAACTACCTGAAGCACTTTTCCTCCAGCAGCAGGAGTTGACCATTGCGGAGCGGTCGCACCAGAATTAACCGTCAAAACTTGACCGGCAGTTCCAAGACTAAGCTTTGTGAAAGTATCTGCACCCGTTCCATAAACTAAATCACCAGCTGCGTCAAAGGCTGTTGCCACAGTATTCGTTACTACTGGAATTGGCCCAGTTCCAGAAGAAATTGAAATTCCAGTTCCAGCTTGAACCTCAGTTATATCTCCGACATTAGGTGTAATCCAAGTGTAATCAAGATCAGTATTTGAATTTTTTGATAAAACTTGGCCGGTAGTCCCACCCTTTAAATCTAAAAAGCTCGTATCAATTCCGTTGCCAAGAGTGCGAATTGCAGCTGCGCCATCCTTGACTAAATCTGTATCGGCTGGCGTTGTCCAGCCAAAGTTTGATGTTGTTGGCATTGTTCTCCTTTAGGCGACGATTGTAGCGTCTAACCATTCCAAAGTGTTAGACAAAGTGTTCCAGTATTCGGTAGCCGGGACTGAATTCCAGCGGAAAGCTTGAAGGCTAAATGCAATTGGCGAAACAGTCATTTGAAGGTCAAGTCGGTTATATGAAGCCGTCCAAGTCCAGCCTTCGACGAATCCTTGAAATTCGCCATTAACCATATTGGCTGGCAAGTTGACGATATTGACCGGCATACCCATAAAGACTTCAAGCAAAGAATCCCGGTCGCTGTTATCGATTTCCGTTGAATGAATTGGAAAAGATATTTGACGCATCAAATATTCAGGATAAGCGCGAATAAGCAAATAGAACGCTGCTTGGTCTTCGGCATCTTGCTGATTGCGCAAAGTTGTTTGAATGGTGCTAGCTAATTGACCATAAAGGGTAATCGATGCTGGGTCGGAATCCGTAACCGTTTGAGTGCCAGTTGAACCGTATCCAATAGTTATGCTATTTCGAACGTCTCCAGCCCGCTTAGTAATTTGCAAGCCGGTCGAATAGGCGTGATTGCCATCCAAATCTACATAACCATTTAAACCTAGATATTGCGCCCGGTGCGTCGAATCGGCATAACCGATACGCCCTTGTGCGTCCTCGTAGAGATAACCCAGTCCGCTAGTCGCATATTGACTTGCTAGATTATAAACAGTGTCATTTAAATTATTTTGGCTGTGAAGCTCATAATCTCCCGGTTGATCTATTTGTCCCAATCCGGTATTTAAGGCATCTTGCCATTGCTCAGTTGCGTCATAAGTTGACCAAGTTAGAGCGCCCGGGACTTCCGCCCAAGTATCAAATAGAACGCCTTCAAGTAATTCATAAATTCGGTCGCCATCAAATTGATGGGCAAAATTGCCGGTGTAGACGGCTCTAGCTAATCGGGCAAGAGCCCCAACGGCGATTATGTTAATCCGTTGGCTAGTTGCCGTAGAACCCGCGGTTTGGATTGCGATAGTGACATCTGTAATAAATCCGCCAAATAAATTGACATAAGTGCCGGTTGAGTCTTGGACTTCGATTGTTACTGAATCATTTACATCATAAGTTATGGCCGATTCATTTGTCTCAATTAATGTCAAATTGCAATATCCGGCGATTGGCTGTGAATAAATATCGGTGCGACCCGAAGTAACTGTTAGACCAGCAAGCGTCGCGGAAGTGGCCGTAGTGCCATTAACTTTGACCCGATAGACCGGATTCCAAAGTGTCATAACGCGACTAGGCGGCTAGCTCCTCCGCCGGTTCTTGCTTGGACTTGATTGAAGGCATCGACAACGGCAGCTGTGAATCCATTCTGATCGATGATGCTCGGCGAATTGACATTCACCGTAACTCGAGGAGCAACCATATCCGGATCGAGTGAAAGTCCGGGGCCAGTAAATCGGCCACCGATAAGACTAGAAGTTCCAAGCGTAGGCATTTCGGGAACGACTCTAGAAACTTCGGTAGTAACTGTTGGTCTCCCAGTTGAAGTAGCCGCCGAAGTAGTGGCCGCGACATTACCGCTACCAGTATCAGTCGTAATTACGCTTGGCGTCCCCGTCGAAGTGCCACTCCCGGTTACAGATTTGCCACCAAACGGCAATTCAACCCCACCAACTTTTCCATCCTTATCGCCAATAAAATCAACTTTATTTATTAGCTTAACATCCGGCAATATAGGGATTTTGTTATATGCGCTAATGATTGCATTAATACCGCCAATGACGCTATTAACCAAAGTTTCAATTCCGCGCATAACAGCGCCAATAATATTTGTTATACCAGCGATTGCTTGTCCTACTCGGGTTATCGCTTGAACTAAAATCACTTCAAAAACTGGGACTAAATATTCTTTGGTGAATTTCCACAAAGCTTCTAATTCTTGGCGATTGTCGGCAAAAGCTTTTTTGATAGGTTCAATTGCTTGATCCTTTGCTCTGATAAGCATTGGGATAAATACATTGGTGACATAATCCATAAAACCTTTGACGGCTGGCAATAAACCTTGACCAACCGATTCCTGGGTCTCTTGGAATAGGATTTTTAATCTTTGCATTTGACCTTCAAGCGTATTTGCTTGAACGGTGGCAGCTCCTCCAAAAGTCTGAGCCAATTGCTTCATAGTGCCATCAAGTCCAAGAGTCTTGATTTCGGCTGTGCTCATACCAATGCCAAGTCGAGCTAAAGCCGTAGTGTTGCCCTCATAAGCTTTACCTAAGGCGTTGCTTACCGCTTCGACACTTTTGCCGGTTGCAGCGCTAATGTCTAAAGCTAATTCTAGTCCTTTTTGCGCTTCACTTAAATTACCCGTAGCCGTTGCTAACCGCTGAAACGCTGGACGAAGTTGATCATCAGCAACGCCAAAAGCCAATGACATCTTAAGAATTTGTTCTTCAATTGCTGCAATTTGTGCATCGGTCGCGCCGGTTACATTGCGAAGCGCATTGGCTAATCTAAGTTGAGCCGCTTCATCTTCAATTGCAGCCTTAACGCCATCGACGGCTAACTTAACCGCATAAGCCGCGGCAGCTGCGGCAGCAGCAGCAAAAGCGGCAGCAGCAACCTTTCCAAACTTCTCTAATTTACCGCCAAAGCCCTCAACATCTTTTGATCCGGTGTCTAACTTCTTTTTTAAATCATCAACATCTGCAAGAATTGAAAGTTTAAGGGTTCTACTACCGGCCATTACTTATCCCATTCTTTAAGGATTGTGCTAAATGCATCTTCCCATTGTCTCACTAATTCAGGCTGAATTTGGCGAAGTGTTGGGTAGATAAAGTAACCAGAGTTTCCGCGACCTCGATTGGGAGTGCGTCGGGGGAACTGGCGATAACGATTAGATCCGAATTCAAGACCCGGCCAGAGGATTTGTGTAGTTGCGCCTCCAGAAAAACGCTGACCCGCAAAGCCATAAGAGAATTCGCCAATCTTGCTTGTCTTGGATATTCGAACACCCTCGGCGACCCGGCGGACGGCTTCGGACGCGACTGTTCGACCGTAGGCGGTTGATTTGATTTTTTCTGAAGCGAAGGTTGCCAGCGCATTACTCGTTCGTTTAGCTTGATCAACAGCTTCATCGTCCATAGCTTTAAAAGCTTTGATAATAGACCGGAGTTCGGCGCGGTCATAGGAGATTGGTTCATTTGCCATTCCGTTTCTCCAATACCTCAATCGCCGTTAATAAATCTTCCGCCGTTTCCCAATATTGCATCGGGATACCGGAAACGATAGCCAACTCGATTAAGAGTCGGTTGAGGCTTCCGGCTGGGTAACTTTTGGGTCTTCCGGGTCTCCAATAATTACTTCATCGATTGTGAGTTCCCAGACATCGTAGGACTTAACTGGCTTGCCAGCTGCGGCTCTGACATAAGCGCAATGGGCTAAGAATAGGAAGTCGTTTAACTGATACGAGGCAACGCCCGTCATATTGTAAAGCGACTTCCCAGTCTTTCGTTCCCACTTTGACCACTCCGGCAATCCGGTGTGGTAAGTCTCTACATCGCCATTTGTATATTTAATTGTTATGTCTAACTTCATCTCCCGATGCTCCG